AAGGAGATACGAAGAGCGTTTAGGTAAGGGTTCCATCGGAACTAACGGCAGCTGCTTCCTCCATACTTAGCTCTCCGTCACCGTCTTTATCCCAGTTCTCCACGCAGATGCGCTTCACCTCTGGGTCTTCAAACCTTATCCACCATTTAGCAATGTTTAAATTAAGTTTTGGGTAGTGTTGCATCAGCGCATCGTAAGTATCACGATATGCACCAGTGGTGAGGTTGATTGTACCGTCAAGCACAGGATAAGGGTCATTGCCGTATTGACCCTCTGCGTCGATTCCTTGGTAAGTACCGTCTACAAGCTGAGACAGCTTATCAAAGGTTCTTCCGTCCGTGAAGGTCTCATTAAAGCCAACACAGCGCACGTAACGCAGAGCATGAGGAACTTGCCCTACTTGTGCATCCATAATTCCAATGAGCATCTTAATAGGCTGGAGATTGTCGCAACCGCTCACGAAGTAACTCATAACGTTAGGAGCGCAACCTTCGGTGTTACACTTCTCATTGGTGAGTTTGTCGAGGTTCTTTAGTTCCACGTATGACGTGGAAGCAGGGTAGTCGACTTCTTCCAATGCACCACCATCAGCAAAGTGCGCTTCGGTGAGCGAAGAGCCACCAGCGAGGAACTTGCGCAAACGAAAGTTACTACGCATATCGAGCGCACCACCGAGGGTTGAGATGTTCTGAACATCAATTTCCTCTAATGAGGTAGTGTTACCGAGCGTAAGCGAAGAGATAAGTATCTTCACCTTCTGATCGTTCTCATCACCAAGTTTCAGACGCTTGAGTCGCTTACCTATGATAGAAAGCGCACCATTGATTACATACGAACTCCAATCGCCAATGTCGAGCAGGTAGTCAGCTGACTTGACAGATAGCTGTTGGTCGGACGTGCCGTTGATATCGACAACTATCTCACAAGGCTTACCTGCATCCGTGCGATTGCCACGCATAATCGTGGTACCGTACGCAATCGTAGGATATAGCTTCATGGCTGGTGTCAGGCGCAGAACGATAGAGTTAGTCGTAGCGTCCGCCTGAGCAGAGGTACGAACAGTAATCGCACCTTCAGCAGTCTTTGCATCGTAGTCACCAAAAGAATACTTAGACATAAGGTATTGGATGCGCTTCTTCACCCATGCAACCTCAGGCGATTGACCATCACCGAGCGACTGACCGAGAGGGTCGGTGTCGTTCGTATAAGTACCTTGCAGCATGGCAAGTTTCATCTTCTCATATAGCTTGCCATCCTCATTGTATAACATGGATGAGAATTTATCAATTACAGAAAAATAGTACTTCTCAAAAAACGCAAAGAGTTTTTGCTGGTGCGTTCCCTTCTGAAGACCACCCAACTCCTCCATCTTCGCAAGCATACGACGCATCATCTGCGCACGCTCCTCTGGATACGCTTGCTCCATTAAGTTCCAAAGAACGGACTTTTCTCCGTTCCAAACTGGCGTACCGTCCTCGTATGTGTCGTGATATTCCACCGAGTAGGGTTTCTTCATCAATCCCTGATTGATGACCGTGAAGATTGTATCGAGGTCATCTTGTCTGAACTTCCATTTACTTTTCGCCATATCTATTCTGCATTGAAATTATAAGGATAAATGTTCTTAGCGCAGTTATCGGTCGCTGCCACCGCTTCAACATATAATTGATGATAAAGAAGGTCCATGATGTCCCAGTACTGTGACTGCTCAGCACGGAACTTCTGAATACGTGCTGCCTTGAATAACTCATTGAGCTTAGCTGCGTCATTAACTGAGTTGAATACTGTCTCGGTTAGGCCGTACTTATCTCCGACTAACTGCTGACGAAGATTAACCACAGACACACCGCTATCGAGTGTTGAAGGACAGAACCGCTTATACAAGCTATCGTAATAGTATAGGTTGTATTGATTAGGGTCGCCTTCCTTCGCAATCCAATACTCAATGTGCGTTGAATGAGGGTCAGCGTTCAACTCGTCAAGTGTACCATTAAAAGGCTCTATGAATGTATTGCACGAATATACAATGTTATAAGCAGTGATATACGACTCAACGAGCTGCTCTGCTCGCTGACGTGTCTCATTGTCTGCTGTAGTCTTATCATCCGCAGGGAGGTCAGCGTAATCCAAATCCCAGCAATTCTCCCAAGAGAGTTCAGAGACTTGGTACTGATATGCTTCCTCCTCTGTGTTATAGCGGATGCGTCGTTTGTCCCAAGGCACTTGATAGAGCGTCAAGCGTGGAGAGTTATCAGAGCCTTCAATAGATAAAAGGTCAGGGAACAAGTCCTTATCATATCCAAAGGTCGCAGCATCGCCTTTATCTGGGCCTACTGTAAACAGACCAACGAACTTGTACGTCACAGTACCGTCCTCCGCTGTCTGCTTCTCAAATCCAACGAATGTTTCCTGATAGATAGACACACGTGCTTCGCTATCCTGCTCGATACCCTCATTAGTCAATCCTACCGCCTTCCATAGGTCGGTATATGAGTTTACAGAACCTAACTTGTGATATTGCATAGAAGAAGCGATATTCTTCTTTGCTGTCAGCTTAGAGATTTTCGGCAGGTTCTTGAAGAGTTCAAATTTCTTCTGTGCCGTCTGACCATCCTCATATACGATGGTCGTATCTTTAGCTACCTTTGCCTTCCAATTCCAAAGATAGTAAAGCATAGAAGATGTACCTTGACCTTGCAATTGAAGATTGGTAATCGTCAAGCGGTTAAGGTTGGTGTTACCGTCCTTAGGATAAATCTCAAGCGTACCCTTAGGACGATAAGACTTGCCATATTCATAAGCCGGCAATGGCTTATCAAAGGTAAAGACATTTACTTTGCCACGGACCTTGTCAAAGTCGACCGTGGTACCGAGGGTATCGTAGATGTCATTGTCTAACTTTTCTGCACTCTTTTCTCCTACAGTTGCAAGGGCGTTGATGTAATCCTGATGCACGTTGGCAGCGTCCATTGCACTGTCGTAGATGCGGATAGAATACAAATCAACGTCAGCCTTATCTGAGCCAATGACAATGTCACCGCCAGAACCTATCTGCATAGAGTCGGTAAGAAGATAAGCGAATTTACGAGCTTCAATGCCGTCAATATAGAGATAGACGAGGTTCAAGTAATAGGTGTTTCCATTGAGTACATACGTGTACTTCTTAGGAGAGATAACGAGTGCCAGGCGAATGCGCACACCATCATCTGTATTCATCGCTTGCACATCAGGATTACGCTCACTACGAGTTGCGAACATAATAGAAGAAGGCTTCACCTTCAATCCGATATAACCCTTCTGATAAGGCATAGCGATAGAGATACACTCCGCATCGTAATCAGAGGTATTGTTAATCTGATAGTCAATTTCGATTGTCTTACCAGATTGCGCTGCCTCCTTCTCAAAAGGCTTGAAATCGATAGTAAGGCGAGAACCTGCGAGCAGTCGCAATGTGCGTGCGCCTTCATCATCCGTCACCCATCCGTCACGTGAGAAGGCTACGTTCTGCCACTCAGAACCGATATGATCTGAGTTGATAAGATTGCGGAGGATATTGCGGTCGGTATCGGTGTTGTTTCTGTTTTTAGCGTTGAAATAGAACACCGCTCCAGCTGTTGCAGAGTAACCTTGTGAGTTATCCACAGGGAATGAAATTGCATCACGCAAACGCACCTCGTCTGTTGGGTGAGTTCTGAATCCGATTAACGCTGTAAAGTCAGAGTTATCGATTGTCTCGACCTCGAGAGATAAGGTATATTGCATCTTGGTTTGTGTCAGTGTATTTCCTGACACATTCTCTTGCAGCACCTCGTTATCCTTCTTCATCAAGATAGACAGCGGTGTCGTTACCGCCTTGCCGTCATATACTGCATATTCCAGTACCTTATTCTCGTACCAGTTAAGAAGTTTCTCTGCCTTATTGTTCACGACAACCATCTTCACAGCTTCGTTGTTTGCAACAGCCATGAAGTCGTAACCTACTGGAGTAGTCTGGACCGTATTATCTTCATTTGACAACCAAGCAGACAGGTGGAAGAGCCCCGTCTTATTCGTAAATGGCACGGTATATGCCACTGGCGACGAGGTATAAGTTGCGGTACCGAACTGTCGCTCATACGTCTGCTCGTAGCCTTCACCTGTAATCTTCACGTGTAGTGTTTTACTGATGTTACCACTGATGTAGCAAGGTAATACAATATCACCTTGGTATGCCTTCCACCAGTTGAACTCAGATATAGAAAGGAAGAGTGCAGACAGCGTAATCGAATACACCAACGCAGGGGAGGTCTGACCAGTAACCTCACCTGTAATTTTTACCATAATATTATTTTGTCCACTCTCTAAGAACTTGAACACATCAACAGTGGTAATCGTATTAGACTGACATCTACCACGAGCCTTACTAACGAAAGTTCCATCGCCAGCCTTAGCGAAGATTTCGTATGTTCCCCACTCACCGCTATCAATATAATCCGACTGTCCGACATCCTTAGTGCGAGACACGAACATAAACTTAATCGTACACTCGCCTGCTGACTTAGAGGCTGAGAGCGTAGTAGAAGGAGATTGATTGACAGCACGGAGATAATAGAGGATAGTCTGCTGCTGTCCTCCACCTCCTTGTCCAATATTAAGTTCAGATAACTTCATTGGGACCCACTGGTCACCATTCCATACGAGTACACATGTCTCGGATGTGAGTTCGTCAACTTCTGTGTTTACGTTTGAAATCTGTCCGAGGGTAGGGCGGTTCTTCGCAATCGTCTTCTTCACACGTTCCTCCTCAGAGTTCTGTGCGTCGATTAACTCGTTGACCTTTTCGGGCAACTTGTTAAATTCGTCAGCGGTCAGTCGTCCGCCTGTCTGTTTATGTTCTAAGTAGAGTTTTTCTATTGACATATTATGATAGCTTGAATGGGAATGTATATGTAAATCCGTTGTTGCCTTCTATCTCTACACCGTGCACAAGAGATAGAGCGTGACAAATGATGTCTTGAAGAAGTTTAGGGTGAGAAGATGAATAACTCTCACCCGTATTGTCTTCGATGCCACGGATAGAAGCTTGTACGAAGCGGTTATCTTTCGTACGGCTCTCTGTTATATAGACCTTGATGTGCTTCATTCAACACGTTTAATTTATTCTGTTGAAAATCTTGAGAAGGAAGCCTTTTAAACTTGGCTTAAGTTTTAGTCCAAAGACAATAATAGACAACACCAGCAAGCCCATTATAATTTGCCACCATCTGAATGGCTCAGCTATCTGTACCTGCTCAACGTGCTTATCTTTATGTCGTTTGTTTTCCGTGAAGTTGACTTTCGTATTAGTCTGCTTGTTAACCGTACTATCTTTTTCCTCTGACAGCCCTCGTTTTTCGTTTTTGTGGCTTTCAATTCGCTCTTTAATCGATTTCAAACCACGATTAATGATAATACTGCCGTCGGTTTTATATTCAACCATTGGCACTTTGCTCCCGACATTTGTGTCGGTAGCAGAACTATCCTCCAGGCAAGGGACATCAAAAACAAACTCACGTATGACACTTGTTAGTTCGTCGATGTTAGTTGTGTCGACGAACGATATATGTTTTTCGTTTCGTTCCGTAGTCACCTGCTCATTATTATACGTTTGCTTGATGCTTTCAATGGCGACCGACTTCTTAGTCCGACAGCCAACGCACATCGTTACAAGGACGCAAATTAATAGTTTACAAGATGTATTTATAGATCTATTCATACTCTTTCGATTTAGGTGAGGGAGTTTTTCTCCCTCACTTTGTTACACTTTAAGTTTGAAACACTGTCTTCTCTGCCGTCCGTCGGCATTCTTGTAAGCAACATGCACCCACCTTGAAGTCTTACTTCTTTCCACGATAATTTGATCGTAGGAGTACCCCATTTTGGAGAACTCGTTAGCTATGAATCGTTCAAACTCAGTCTGCTTACCATTGACAGGTTGCAAGTCTGCTGCATAGCCCTCGACGTGTGCGGAGGTCTTCACACCGCCTACAGCCTTATTCAATTCTGGTGAGCGGTAGCCACTTGTTACACGGATAGCAGGGTTCTCGAGTTTGTGAGCCTCGCAATACTTACCCCATTCTACACGAATACTCTCTAAAAGAGTAATCGTTTCTGTAAGGTGAACCTTCACAATAGAAGGAGGGTTATTGTTTATCTTGAGTTGTTCAGCAGTGCTGGATTGTACCAGCTCTGCTATTGAAAAATTTGCCATACTATTCTTCTATTTTTTGATTTACATTTTTCTCTTCACCAATGTAGTCAGCGACATACTGAATAACTTTCTTTGCATCTCTATCTGAAGCTGCACTAACGACTGATTGAATGATGCGCTGCATATCAGCAGCAGTACTCTTTCTCTCTCTTGCATGTTCAATGAGACTCTTTGTTTCTATGATGAGTAAGGAAGCAGAGAACAGTAATGTACAGATAGGGAAAGTCTTAACACCTAACAGAGAACAAGACGTGAAAATCACGACATCGATAATCAAGGCGATAAGGAGAAATCGCCAATACTCACCAATCTTACCAAGCGTCTTACGCATAAGGTGCGAAGTCAAAGGCTTCTTCAATTTGTTTTGCGTATAAACCCTGTCCCATAGGTCGATGAAGGCTGCGCTAACGACTAAAGCCCACATCACGACACATGTTATAAGATGTGTAGCTACAGAGTGAATAAACTCTGGTGTAAACTGTAATTCAACTATATCCATACGAACACCTCCTTTACAATAGGAAAAGAAAAACACCCACGATCGCACCAAGCATACCTGCACAGACATCGAGCCAATCGAACTGCTCCTTTCTGTAGTAGTAATCGACACTCTCTTTTCCAGTCATGATGAAGAATGCTGGTACCAATGCGAAGATTAAGCACACATCAATAGCATGTAAGGCCTTGCACACAATCATCGAAACGACAAGACCAGCAAACATGTGCAGATACTTATCGCTACCGATAGCAGCGAGCCTTCCGAAAATCCTGTAAACACAATCTAAAAAACTTTTCATATCACTATTTTATTTAATTAAACATCCATATTAGGTGCTGGTATAACAGCTGGTGGCTCGTCGCCATTCGAAGGGTTGATTAGATTTCCACCACTATCAGAAGAGAAGTTATTTCCGCCTAATTCTGAAACATACGACTTCGTAACAACCGTGTCGTAATAAACAGACCGCACAGAGTAAGACATCTTTTGAGCTACAACCGCACCTCCACTTGTAGAGCCAATCTCGAACAATCCGCCATAAATAAGTTCTCCACTCTCTCCAATCTTAAGTGTGATCGGAGTTGTAGCTGCAACTATAGCCTTATCGTCGCCTGTGTACTGCTTTCCTAACTGTAAGGTTATATATTCATGTGACTTATCATCAAGCGTAGCAGTCAACTTAATATCACCACCGCCATAGGTATTCTGTTGAAAACCTCTATTGGTGATTTTTACAATGATATTAACACCGAGATAAGCCTTACCATCACGCTTGCTAACGAAGTATCTGCTGGCATTAATCAACTCCATATCTACTCCATACTTATTCACTATACCACGATGATTTAGCATTATCTGCGGCTGTCCGAGTTCATTCGTAAGAATGATGTTCGGATACCCGTCAACTTCACCGAAGTAAATTGAGCCGTGTTCACATCGCATACGTACACGAGAAGCATCAATCGTTCCATCTGAAGCTACGAACGCAACCTTACCCTCTGGAGTTTGAACCTTGAAGTTCTTTGCATTGACGGTGAAAGAGCTATTCTCACCATCCATGTGCATACCTACAGCTTCAAGACCAGTACGCAAGTCTTTCACAAAGGCGGAGATTGATTTACCACCAACATTAAACTCAGCCTCGAACTGTTTAGTAGTATAATGTTGTGCAGACTGCCAATCTTTGATGCTAAACTCTTCACCCTTTTTCTTTGGCTGAATGCAAACAAGCAAGTCGTTACGATACTTATCACCGAACGTAGCATTGGTCCACTGATCGCCTGCATCGTATGGAGGAACTGGTATAGCTTGCACGAACACTCGTCGCTTACCATCTGCTGTGTCCTGCGCACGCTGTGCTGCTTCAAGAGACTTCAATACGTCTGCGTCGGTTATTTCTTTCCAGGCAAAAGACCCATCTTGGTTTTTCTCGAATGAGTATGAGCGACCGCCACCTGTCTCGACATAAGAGCGATTATAGTAGACATCATGCTCGTGCATTTCTTTCGTTTCGTCGTCCGTCCACTCATTAGCCGGCTCATTCGTCAATGAAGGAACAGCATCACCGAAGTAGAAGGTGATATTCCTATCTGACTGCTGCATAACCGAGCTAATACGTCCCTGCATAGACTCTAAGAAGTCTTGCAGGCGGATATACTCACTACGGTTAGCAGGGTTTTCAACACGTATCTCGAAGTTCTGCTTATCGAATAAGAAAATAGGACGAGGAAGGGTAAAGGAATTGATACCCTTTATAATTTTAAAGTATGGTGCGCCTGTGCCTGCTGCTGATTGTATGATAGCACTCTGTCTATCTTTATCAGTGAGGTGACCCAACTGCACAACCTCGTCACCTACCTGTGGAACATCACTACCACTTGCGTAGTCATCTACATTTGTGTTATCAGCGATGTCGACATAGTCAGTTCCAACAGCGATGACACGACGATGCCAGTAGTGATTAGACAGCTGCCCTCCAGTATCTATCAAGTTGAATGTCTCGCACAGAGCAAGGTCATCCACTCGCATAGAGTTATAGATTCTGCGTCCGTCAGCATCTTCTTGACGGAAATAACATCTCCAAGCTCCGACTATTCTATCAATCTTAGAGATGACGAACCCACCAGCAGAGTTCACTACCTTGCCCTTGATTTGAGAGGTCTTCATTATCTCAACCTCCTCTGCGGTGAGCTTACGATGTACGTGCAGATACTCTGCATCAAGATGCCAGTTCCCTTCTTCATCCTGATAGATGGATATACCAGACTCGCCACGGACAGACTTGCCAAACACGATACCCTTCATGAATGTAGTCAGTGAGTTAACGATGGTGTCTTGATCGGTGCGAACGATTTTCTCCCAGTCGACACTCTTAGGGTCAAGCGTGCGAGCAGACTTTGCTTCGTCAGCTAAGCCAGCGAGTATCTTCTGCGCATCTAAAGTGAGGTAACCACCAATACGATCGAGCGCATTCAGTACCGACATATTATCGTGGCGGTGTCCGAACGAACCATCACCCTTGTAAGCAGCAGTAACCTCACGAGAGAACCACTCAAGGATAGCTTCAGCTGTGGTGATGTTCCACTTATCAGAGTAAGGACTCTGAACAGGAAATAAAGCCCCACTGCTCAGCGGTAGACGCTCAAGCTCAACTAAGCGTGGGGCGACTGTAAAAGACCCTACATCAGGAATCTTGATATCTAACATTGCAGGTGCAGCGTCCTCTGACCTGGTAATATTCAGGTAGGGACGTGCATCTGCGTACTTATAGGTAAATGTATAAGATGAAGGGAGGTCTTTTGTCTGCCAACTTACGTCGCTCTCTGTCACTACAATGCGACGTACATAGTTGCCTGTGTAGAGGAACTTACCCAAGGAAGGGAAGAAGTCGAGCAACCATTTACGCTCCTCCTTAGAGAGAAAGCCTGTGTTCTTCTTGTATTCTCTGACCGTGTCAACACGATACTCTTCTGAGTCGTTCTCAATCTCTGCTACATTGTGCGTATGCTTCGCTGTGTTCTCAGCATCACCATACGCACGGAAGGTGTCGATACCACCGAGTGAATTTTCGAAGAGCACCCACTGTTCTTCCTCGCTACGGATATCTGAAGCATAGTATCTCTGAATGTAGGTGAGTCGAGTTCCAGCTGCATCTTCCACCCATACGTCATAGTAGCTTGGCATCTTACTGAGTTTACCAGCGATGACTCCATATTGCATTGGCATCGTCCACACCTTACCGTGAGAGAGGTTGCCGAGTTCGATGTCTGTCTGAATATAGCTACCGTTCTCTTCTATATACGCACGACACTTCGCAACACAGTCCTCGACAGCGTAGTAACTAAGAAACTCTGGCGTGTAATAGGTAACAGGCTTAACGGTAGGCTGCCACGTCAAGAAGTTACGCTTCAACCAATCTGAAGCGGTGTCAGCGAAGTTGTCAATACCAGCACGGAGTACCGTGAATTGCCAAGACTCTTTAGCAGCTGTCTTATCTTCAATGAGATTAACAAGGAACTCACGAGTAATGTTCGGTTGACGATAGATTGTAGTCGACTCCTGGAGTTGAAATGACAGCAGCGGAGTGATGATGTTCTCCAAGTCTATCTCTATGCGCTTAGCCTTGTTAGGTGTATAAGTGTGCTGCACAATGATTTCATTCGAGTCTGCATACTTCAGAATGAATGTAACCTCTTGCGTGCTTGATATGATAAAGTGATTCATCGAGCCCGTCAGGCTGAGAGAATCAGGTTTAAGAATAATATCCATGTGCGAATTGTTTAACACAAAAGTACCCTATATATTTGAGATGATAAAGGACAGGTTTTAACCGACATAATTAAAGAGGCACGCACTCCAACCACACCTCTGTTCGAGTGTATTCGTACTCTCCGTGTCGGAACCAGCCACCTTTTCGTGTTATTCGCTCAGTATATGAACGCTGCTTACCATATTGCACACCAACATACTCAGCTGAAGGTAGAGGAGGGTAGATTGTCACGAAGGTCTTGTTTCGTTCTCGATCAGCAGCCTTGTATTCTTCCCAGCTAACAGATGTTCGTTTCTCTTTTCCAACCCACTTATACTTCACATCCATAGCCTTGAGTTGCTCATTGATCGTAGGAGCAGTTATAGTAGGTTCCATAAGCGATACCGTGTACAGCTCTGACTCTACAGGCTCATTCTTTCCTCCAAGTGTGAACTTGAGTTTGTTGAAAAAGAAAGGCACGCCACGAATAACGACCTTAGCATAAGAGGATAGGTTCTGCTTCTGCGACTGAGAGAGTAGCAGCTTCACCTTCATATCGTGAAGTGAATTGCGCAGCAGCAAGTCATATTCACGGTAGAACTTTTCAAAGATACCTTGTGGACCATTGTAGTGCAAAGCGTAATCGAAGATGCGAGGATGTGAAGGTGCATTCACATCGTAAGCAGAGATTGTTCCTGCTGGACGACCGTCAGAAAAATAACTAAAGGCGAGTATCGTCTTTTGTTTATTAGCAGACTCCGAAGTGTTCTCCTTTGGTTCTGTCGCAACAACCATCTTCGAATTGAGCGACATGTATGAACCTACGTAGAGGAACTTACCCATATCATAGGTGAAGTCTTCCTCCTTGATTGTAGCCTTATAGCTAAGCATTCGTAACTCTGGTATGAGTTCAGGAACCTTTATCTCTTTTGCTTCAAGTGTTTCTCCAGTGTTGTAGTCTTGCGATGCTTCGCCAATCTTCACCGTCACTTGGAAGTCACCAGACCATCCAGTCTTATAAATAGCTCCATCGATAGGGTCGAAGTAAGCGTTCGGGTTCGCCTTGACTAAGCTGTCTATATCGTCGTAGGAGTCTGAGATTTCTGAATCAACCTTCTCCTCTGCTGAGAGCGTAACACGCTTATAGTCGTTCTCTGACTTATAAGAGAGCGTAGGTTCTTGGGTTACGCAATGGGTAAGGTCGGTGTTCGGAGCTTCGTTCAGTGCATCACGCAAGAAGATGATATCTGCAATGCGCTTACCTTCATCAGAGGTGAACTCACAGCAGAACTTCTTACGAAAGACAGAGATAAAATCTGCACAAGTAATATCAGGTACAAGGTCAGCGACCTTTATCTTTCCATTCACTAAGACGTCCATAACGTTGTTTACGACCACCATCTTATTGAAAGGTTCCGTACGAGTAAAGAAGTTCTCTTGCAGATCATACCCAAAGTAAGCGAAGACACGCTTCAGAAGATAGTTCGCACGAATGAATGGCGACATATAATATCCTGGTGCGAGCGTAATAGGTACGTCGTTGACATACTCCGTGCGCTGTACTGCATTATAGAAGTCACAGCCCTCACCGCTCATATCGGGGTGAAACGATGTAACTGAAGGTACCTCTGGAAGGAAGTCGTAGATTTTGTCGTATCTCAACACCTTTTCCTTACCAAACCCATTTAACACCTTATAATTAAGACCTTCCTTTTGTCCAGAATCATCCGTGAAAAGCACTGGAAAGATACCGTAATGCTCATTAGAGTTATTGCGAAGATTACGACAAAAATTAATCCCTTCTTCTACAGTGTTCACTCCTGGTATGAATTCGCCTTTGAAAATATCCTTCAGCTTTACCTTCTGAATCCTTGAATAGAAGGAGCCATCGTTAATGTAGAAGGATGTCGATATGCCACCCTTGTATTGAGCAGACAGCACCACCTGTCTACATTGAGCGAAGTACTCACCATCTTGTATCGCGACATCTGTAGCAGTCATCTTCACTCGTCTACCGAATGAGTCAGGGAAACCAAGTATCCTGCGATTACGTTCTGACGAAGGCAGTTCGAGCGGTGTCGTCTGTTCTCCGTAATCATTGAAGAATGGATTGGTTCGTTCAACCTGGATCTGTGTGTCGGGCTTGAGGTTGTAGTCTTCGCCCTTCTCTATGTTAGTTATCTTCATTACTATGTAAAGTGTTAGTCTATTTACTTCCGAATCTACGAGCCTTGTCTTGCAGCTGTTGCTTCTGTTCTATCTCATTAAGAGAGACTGATGCAGGAATGCCGTCGACAGACAATCGGTCAAGAACATCCGTTAATCGCTCGATGAGTGTATCTTTATAAGAATCCTTAACCACACCACGCACGTCATTAACTGTTGGTGTGACATATCCACCAGAGGCACGACCTTGTGCCTGCTGAACAAGAAACTTATTCATATCGAGTGTGCGAATGGTTCCTGCACGCTGCGCACGGTCGATGATATCAATGAATGGTGCAACGGTAGGATTCTCAACAGCTGCATTCGAAGCCACCCACTCTTTACTGTGTCCGTATCCGCCCTCTCCTACGATGACGGTTGGTTTATCGATGAAACCACGTTTGTCAGGGTCGTAGTCAGCATGGAACATTTTGCCATCTTGCTTACGCTCGACGTCGATACTACCTCCTGACTCAAGTCCCGTTGCGACACGTGCACCTGAAGCAGAGGCGGAGCCACCAGCACCATTGAGCGACATACGTTTAACACGCTGACGTTCTGCATTCGCTGCTGAGAGTTGTGCAACGCCAGTGACACCCATCAAGGCAGCAGCGATAGAACCTGCGATTGGTCCAAGGTCTGCATAAGCCTTCATGATTGAGGTTGCTGTGTCAGCTATAATCTGAGAGGCTTTGATTGCGAAGTTAACATCAGCATACTTCTTCTGTATCTTCAGCTTCTCATCCGCTTTCTTCTTCTCCAGTTCTGTGGTATCTTTACCTGCTTTCTTTGCTGCTTCAATCTCCGCATCATACTTCGCATCAACGTTCGCTTCCTCTGCTTGCTGGAGTGCTTGAACAGCACCGCTGGAGAGGTTAGAGTAAAAATCGAATGCCTCCTTCATCTTGGCAATCTTCATATTCTTCACTGCCTCTTCATACTCTTCTTCAGATATCTCTTTATTCTGAAGGTGCATCTTCAACTGATCCAACTCTGCATTATAGAGTTCCTGCTGTGAGGCAAGACCATATTGCTGACGTATCTGAAGGCGGTGTTCTTCTGCCTGCTGATCAAGAAGAGTAAGAGCCTGCTGTCGTTCTTGCTCATTGAGTACACTATCATCTTCTATCTTCTTGCGACGTGCGGCATACTGGTCACTGAATGTGTCAAGCCCATACTCCTGTCGTGCTTGTGCCTTTTGCTCCTCTGCTTTCTTCGCATAGTCTACGATGATAGCAGCCTTAGCAGCTTCGTAAGCCTTTGTAACTTCCTCCTCACGCTCGCCATTCTCTTTTGCTCGTTGCAAGGATGCTTGGTAATATCCATCCAAGAGGAGCAACTTTGCATCACATTCTTCTTTAAGCGTCTGTGGCTTAGCTGGTGCGGACTCCTGAATCTTCTCAAGAGATTCGTAGTATTCTTTTTCAGCTTCGATATAAGCGGTATTCGCTGCCTGCTGTTGATCAGCGACAGCCTTAGCTTGACCTTCCTGCAATGCTTTCTTTTTCGCAGCATCCTTAAACACCATCTTCTCGGAGCGTTGTAAGTAAGCCTTCTCGATGTCGAGCAAGTTTTTCTGATGCTGTATATTGAGTGCAGAGGCAGAAGCATTATATTGCTCTTGCGTAAGACTCTTTTTTGCCAGAGATTCTTTTAAGGCATTCAGACTCTTATCATAACTACGCTTCTCTGCATCGAGGTCTTGAGCACGATCATGAGTGAAATCTTTTGTTGCCACATCGTCGGGATTAGGACCTTTGTGAGTTTTTGTTTTAGTCTTTGTCTTCCCTGAGGACTTACCATATTCTAAACTACTCTTGCGCTTTTCCAACGCTGCGATTTGAGCATCAATTGCTTTTAGCCCTTTCGTATCACCAACCTTAATAGTTAGGCGTTTTGCTTTCAAAGCCTCTATTTTTGCAGAAATAATATCTAATTCTGCACCAACAGAGCCAACAGGGGAACCGCCTTGAGGTTTTCCACCTGATTTAAACTTTTGATTGATGCCTCCATTCTGCTCAATAACTTTTTGTAGACGGTCGTTTTGAGCAGTATACTGCTGTACTTTATCTTGAGCCACTTTCTTTCTTGCTCCGAACATATCTCCCCATTCTTGGTCTTTCATAATAGGGATAGCTTTATCTTTACTTATCTCTCGGAGAACCTTTCCGTTTTTGTCGACAACTACATAATATTCATTTGTCATAGCTGAGCCAGGAGTAGCACCTTCAAACACTTGCGTCCTCTTCTGCACACGTTCTCCAGCTATTGTGTTTAGACCTCTACGTTGTGCGGCATTGCTAACATTACGACCTTTTTGGCTTGAGTCTGAAACGGTATCTTGGGCATCAAGAATCTTTTTCTCATTATCTTTCATCTTCTCATAGGCAGCTTCAGCACGAGCAGCACGACGGAGATTTTGAATATAGATATCTATGGCTTTAGTATTTTCGTTAAAAAGCCTACCTTCTTTTGAAATTGTAGCATGATAACCAGGAACAATAGCCTGCATATCTTGAATGGCTTTTTTTCGCTGATTATATGACTTAGAGGTGTCATGTATTGTTTTTTGCAGTAACTTTATCTTTGTGATTTCTTCAGCTGTAGAGTCATTGACAGATTTTTGAATTTCCTTATTCTGTTTCTTTATAGCAGCTGCAGTGCGTGCATGCTCCAAATTGAAATTCACCATAGCTACTTTCACCTTATCCACGCTACGCATGTATGAGTAGAGAGCAACTCCTGCTGCAACTATTGCAGTAACAAGAAGAAGAATAACATTTGCTTTACAACTTAGATTGAAAAGGCGCATCTGAGCTGTAGCACGGATAGTATTACCTCGCATGACATTAATAGCAGCTGCTACAAGTAAATAAACACCTTTAAGGGTTGTTACGGCAGACGTCCATCCTGCTATAGCTACCTTTGCAACTGCTGTTTGTGCTATCCAAGTCCTGAAAGCTGTATTAAGAACTGTCATACTGATGGTGAGTCCTGTAATAGCTAAGCCAAGTGCAGCTGAAGCCTTACGATGATTCATAAGCCAGACAATGCACTCCATGATACTAATCTTCATCGAGCCAAACGTATCTACGGCTTTCTCCTTAAGAGGGAGTAAGGCTTCTCCTAATTGTAACTGTTTGTTTTGAAGTTCAGTAGTTTTTTGAGCAGCGCGATCAGCAGCAGAGATGTAAGTTTCTCCTGCTGATGCAAGATTCTTCTCGACGATAGAGGCAACTCCTTTCATAAAGTCTCCAGTCTCTTTTGTCTTTTCAGAAATTTCCGCAGCCGATAGTCCGAGGTTATCAAGGATCATAGGAGACTTACGACCAAGACCTGTTACGATAGAGTCAACCATATAATCGAGAGACTGTCCCGTCTGTTGCGCTTTAAGCTGTGCGAAAGACAGGTATTTGCCAAGGTCTTCGAGAGGGATGTGAAAGTCTTTAGCTTTCACGGCAGCCTTCATAAGTTCTATATCACTGACAGTTCCCTTCGTAGCTTTTCGAAGACTGTCAAGTAATCCTGGTTGGTCAAGTCTGCGGAAGGCGTGAATAACACCATCAGCAGACTCAGCCATACTGATACCTTCAGCAGCGAATTCCTTTACCTTTTGGAGGGCTTTTCCTACCAGTTCTGCAAAACGGACAAATAGTTCACCATGGAGGAAAGACATGGCTTGTGGGTTGGCGTATTTTTCAACAAGACTTTTTGAAGCATCGGAAAGTTCACCCATACGATCCCTAACATCAGAGAGTCGGCTGGATAGCTTTTTCCAATCTTCTGGGTTAATAGTTTTCGACGTGTTGTCAAGCTGTCGTTGAAGACTACGTGCTTGTTGGCGTAGTTGTGCCATAGTGAGAGCATTAAGGTCAAGTGCTTTCGTCTCAGCTGCGATTTGCTGTTTGAGGTTTCGAATCTGCGTGGCATTTCTGCCATACTCTTCACGTCGTTGTTTCCACGAATCAGTATTCTTCTTGCCTGCAAGTTCGAGAGATTCCATTTGACGTTGGAGTGACTTATTGCGCTCTCCAAGGTTATCAATTTCCTTAGAGAACTTACGAATATTCTGCTGCGCCTTGTCTGCCTTAGCATTTACAACGAGTGTAACTTCGTCTTCAGATAAATGTTTTGCCATAAATAAAATTGTCTGTTATTACCTTTTATAAACAAAGGTAATAACAGACAATAAAGTAGGAAAGGACAAAACTGTTTGTCTATCTGCTGAAAGCAAAGAGAAAAACGGGGATTCCTACGAGGGGTGTAAAGAGCATGCAGCAACCAATGTAAATAAGGCAAGCTCTCCAGCACCAATCGTCAGCCTTTATAAAGAAGGGCATTGTTATGAGTGTTATGATTATTTCGAGAAATATCCACATAGTTTTTGTTTTTAGCTCCTGCGACAAAGATAAGCAATATCCTTGAAACGCACAAGTGATAGTCTGATTATTTACTTTCTATTGCATGGGACAATTGATTATGTAGAGAGTTGCGAACCTCGTCGGTAAGCCCATAGCGTAGTTCTGGGAATACGTGTTTATAAAGGATAGGCCAGACAAGTTTATTATAAAGATTAGACTGTCCTTGTGCTCTTTTCCCTTTAGGTTTTCGATATTGAATATCAAGAAAACGAAGGTGTAAAGGTATAAACAAACGTAATTCATACGAACCATCAGAGATTTGCTTTGAAGAAGCTCCGCTTTGAGCAAAGCGTTGAAGTTCGCCTGAACGTACCTGAAAGACTGAAACGGCTGGTCTCCATGCTGCATAGAGACGATTGACAGCATCTGTCATTGTGTTATGAACGAATTTCTTTCGTATAAGGCTTTCTGTAATCATAAAGCAAAGATAGTTGATTTATAAAAGAGATTAAAGGACGAGGAACAGCACGCTTCACAACGCACTGCCCTCTACGAATTTAATAGAACAAACATTATATTTCACGGAACATCCACTTGAACTCTAACCCTTGCGCACCAGGGCGATTGCAGAAGTTATATCCTGCATTGCGAAGAGCTGTGAATACTTGCTCTGCACACACCTTGGCAGAAGGGTCTATATTACGTATGGCATCTACTACCTCGGGGGTAGAGAAGAAGTGCGTAGTTTCTGCTGGTGTCGACGCTGGACGATATGTCGCTGATAAAGCAGCTATGTATATACTGATGTCTGTTATAGGCTGCTCGTCGTTTTCTTTCTTCGTTGTCATTGTCTTAAGGTTTTATTGTTTTTGATTATCGGTATCTCCGTGCGGGTCAACCGAGGTGAGAAATGAGTTGAGATCCCTACGCAGTGAGCGTAGAGTGTCGAGGAATGTGAGAACGGTGTCAGACTTTATATTGCCAGCATCCCTCCATTGATCAATAAGAAAACCCTCGATGGCTTCTAAGCGTTCTGTACGCTCAGAGATATAACCAGGGTCGAGCATTGCTCGAAGGGTCTCAGTTGTTTGTTCGTCGAGATTAACGATAGACGCTTTCATTTTGTATTTCATTTTAAATCAATTATTTTCTTTACTTCTGACAGAGTTTTATAAGAACTCTTAAGATTATTCACACGCTCTTCCCATCTATCCATAGCTGTTTGTTGACGTGAAGAAGCTTCGCCTGCCTCATGAACACCTCTATAATATTCGAGATAAGATGTCGCCTTAGTGAGTTGACGCTTAACATTATCTCTTAATGACTTTATAAGGCCTGGTGTTGAACAGAAGTCATCCAACGGTATGAACAAGCCTTTTTCAGCATGGTAGTCATAAACAGCAGGGTCGGTTATGATTTTCATTTCGCACCCCCTTTCTGAACACTACTTTTAATATGATCAGGCAAAGAATAATATTCGTCGCCATCGTCTGGTACTGGCTGAATAGACTCTTGAGAAGAATCGAAGCCAAACATCCCACGGACATCAGAGAAAGCGATGCGCAACATACACTTCTGTTGAGAGTTGTTCTTGTAGACTGAAATAGTCCCAAGGGATCCTTCGCTAACATGGAACGAGAATCTTTCTTCTGCCTTTGGAATAGCGTTATATTTTTCTTTCAATTCATCAACAACCTTGTCGAATGCTTTTAAGTCCGCTACAAGAACGCTTTGATAACTCTTCATACAATCAGCAAGTGGTGCAAGGACTTTGGGAATTGAAAAGTCACGAAAATAATAATCAAAGAATATCATTTCTCACCTCCTTTCTCAGCCACTTCATTAAGGCTCTTACTGAGTTCCTCGCTGAAACCTTCCAAAGAAAACACTTCTTTATATTGAAGACGTATAACGGCTTCTGAGAACTCGTGAACAGTAATGATATGGATATAGCCTTTATCAACTTCGATTTTATACCTTCCCTTTGCCTTAGGAATGGCATCCAATTCTGATTTAAGTTCTGCAATAAACTTCTTTAGTGTTTGTTCGTCAGCTATAAGAGCTTGGTAACGTCGTTCCATACACACGACAACAGGGTCAAGGTACTTCGGGGTAGAAGATGCCTTGAAATAGTAGTCAAAGAATATCATTTTGCACCTCCTTTCTTAATTATATTTTTTAAATAATCTGGAAGGCAGAAACATTCGTCACCTTTATCGGAGATAGGGAAAATCTCAAGGTTCTGTTTCTGTTCGCACTGAGTAGAACTCTCAAAAGTCTGAAAGCCCCATAAGCCAAGTATGTCGGAGAAACCTATACTTATCATCGAGATTGGAATTTCGTTGTCGCCAATAGCGATTGAACTATCAGAAAGATTGAGCGTATATTTTTTATTCACATTGGGAATCGAGTTAAACTTCTTATACACCTCATTGATAAATGCTGCAAACGTATCAATGTCTGCTACAAGAACCTTGTTATATTTCTTTATAAATTCGGAAAGCGGTTCAAGGTCTTTTGGAACATCAGGAACCTTGAAATAATTATAAACGAATATCATGCCTTGCCTCCTTTCTGTTTCTTTTCTGATTTATTCATACGATAAACTAAGTAGCCTGCACAGAGGGTTGAAACTACGGATGTAATAGGCTGCTGCTCGATGGCTACAGCTGCTACGATTACGCACAAAGATACAAGGTTAACTCGAATTACCAAACGACGGGTAACTGAGAACTCGCAGATACGACTGTAGAACTCGCTTTTTGAGTCGAGCCAAAGATTAAGAGACTTAAATTTGCGCTGTATCGTAGCACGTACGTCGATAGGCTGTTGCTTTGCAGAGCTCTCGAATTCGATTACTTGTTGCATGTTGCACATTGTTTGACTGTTGCCTGAATCCGTCAGGTGCGGAAACAGAAAAAGCGGATGCTCTTCCTGTCGTCAAACAATGTGTCTTACACCAACAAGGGCAAATTCACTGGAAGGCATCCGCCATATCTTCATTGCAGAAGGCTGCAAGTATGGGCATAAAAATAAGCCCATCGAATTTAATAAGTTCGGGGCTTGAAATTTCTTCTCGCCCTTATTTGTGTATTACTACACATTGTTTGACAGTTGCAAAGATAAGAAGTCTTTTTGTAACTGCCAAATAAAAACGCGATTATTTTTTGCGTAACACAAAAATTACCATTCGTCTTTTGTTTCAACTTCACGTTTGTCGACTCTTAAAGAAGTACAGTTAATAAATCGGGAAATACAAATGCACAAATGGGTAATCCTCCCTTCCATAACTTATATAGTCAACATACGCTATAGAGGCATTCTCTCTATCCATGTATTCTAAGATTTCAGAGCATAGGTATTTTGGGACGTATCCTAAATGGATATCATCATAAGAATACACTCTGATTGCATTAGGGTCGTGTGGATTCGTAGGATCTTTTTCAAGGAAAACCGATTCATTCGACATAAGTTCTCTTGCCCTTTCCTTAGCCTTTTTAGGACGATAATACAATCCAGCTAATTCAAACAATAACACATCTTTTACAGGAGGAGTTGGTTCAGAAGAGACTTCTTCTTCTTCTTCTGCTGCTGCCACTGAGTTAAGTTCCTCCACCTCTTTGCGTTTCTTTAGTTGTCTCCTTCTGATAGAGAGTGCAACGAAAATAGCGAAGGAAATCGTTATAACGTTCAATACCAGCACGAGTCCTTCAGAAATTTGAATGCCTAAAAATTTCAACACGAATGCACCAATAAGGTTTGTGAGGAACCATGTTCCGAAAGCAATAAGAAAGGTTTTCATTATAATTAAGTTTTTAAGTTATATTCGACGCATAAAGCCCCTCGCATTGCGAGAGGCTAATATGCACCCATAGGCGATGAGTGACTTTTGTCTTAAGGTCAATGAGAACCTCGCCTAAA